ATGCAAACAATAAAACTGAATAATGGGATTGATATGCCCCTGTTGGGCTTTGGGGTCTTCCAGATGACGGACGCAACAGAATGCGAGCGCGCCGTGGTCGATGCCATTGAGACAGGCTACCGCCTGATTGATACAGCGGCTTCCTACCAGAACGAAACGCAGGTAGGGAATGCAATTAGGCAAAGTGGCATCGCACGAGATGAACTGTTTATCACTACAAAATTGTGGTTGCAGGATGCGAACTATGAAGGGGCGAAAGCACAGTTTGAACGTTCACTGAATCGCCTGCAGCTGGATTATGTTGATTTGTACCTGATTCACCAGCCCTATGGCGACGTGCATGGCGCATGGCGTGCGATGGAAGAATTGCACCTGGCGGGTAAAATCCGTGCCATTGGCGTTAGCAATTTTCAACCTGATCGCCTGGCAGACCTCATGGCATTTAACAAGATAGTTCCAGCAGTAAACCAGATTGAAGTGAACCCATTCAATCAGCAACTGCATGCCGTGCCCTGGATGCAAAGCCGCGGTATTCAACCGGAAGCCTGGGCACCTTTTGCTGAAGGGAGAAACGGCCTGTTCCAACATCCGGTATTAACTGCAATCGGTGAAAAATACGGTAAAAGCGTGGGACAGGTTGTCTTGCGCTGGATCTTCCAGCGCGGCATTGTCTCGCTGGCAAAATCGGTGCGAAAAGAGCGAATGACCGAAAATATCAACGTACTGGACTTCGAGCTTAACCATGAGGAAATGCTACAGATCACTGCTCTGGATACGGCGACCAGCGCTTTCTTCTCTCACCGTGACCCTGCTATGGTGGAATGGCTAACCGGTCGTAAACTCGATGTCTGATACTGTTAGCCAGCTCGGTATAATGTCTTAAATCACAATCAGCGACGCCAGTAAGGTGTCGCTGATATTTTATTCAGAATATAACGGTTCTCTTTGGCTTTAGGCACATACATGTAGGTTGCCAGTGTTTGCTCTGACTCATCCGCAGCACGTAGCACCGGATAAACAGGCAGGCTGGAGTCATGCGCCAACGTCAGGGTTTGAGATTGAGCCGCCTTAAACGTATTGAGATTGCGCTGACGAGTATCGCTAAGAAACTGAATTTGAATCATCTGCTGATCACCACCGCTGTTCGATACCTCGGTGATCTGCGGGATTTCAATCCAACTTTCGACCTTCTTAACCGTACCCACACCACCACCCACTGCGAAACGATCGGTGTTCGAGGTGTTAATAGAGCCGAGCGTTAAAGTAGTCGCGGTGGATGCCGTTACTTTTGCAACCAAATCATTCAACGCGGCCCAGCCTGAGGTTGAAACGTTGGCACAACAGATGCCAAGAACAGAGGTAGACGCCGCCTGGTCGCCCGTTGCCTGCGTTGCTGTTTTTACCGCGCTATTTTGCTCAACCAATCGAGCGCCAAGAGAGATCATGTAGTCGCGTTTGGAGTCCATCCCCTCTTTGGCTATCATATTTGGCTGCGCTTGGTTAAACCCAGAAGCCCCGTCCTTTGGCAACAATATTGGCGAACGTGAACCAAGAGCAACCCCTGCCTTTTGCAGCCAGTCGCGCCACTCTTCGGTTAATCCACTGATCCACGGCTGCACCTGCCCACAAAAGAACAGGCTATCCTCGTAATCGGCTGAGTTTCGGTAAAGCCCAACCGGTTAGGGCTGGGCCTTGAATGTTTTATTGGTGACTTAGCGTCTCGTCTTCCCTTGTTAGATGTTGTTACGTGACAAAGCTGTGAGCTTGTCACTTTGGTAGCCCCAGACTTTCCGGGGTGAGGTCAGTAGTGTTAAAGCGTGTTGCCACCGGTACCGCCTGCGCTGTATCAGCCATTATTGCAATCGTCGTATCTAACGGAACGGTTAGGACCAGCGAGAAAGGGTTAGAGCTTATTGGTAATGCTGAGTCATGCCGCCGCGACCCATATGTTTGCCCGGTTGGAGTGTTGACCGATGGCATTGGCAATACTCATGGCGTCAAAGCTGGAGTCATTAAGACCGACACTCAGATAGCCGCAGACTGGGAGAAGAACATTCTTCAGGCTGAATCCTGCGTGAACAAATACGGAAATGGCAACAAGCTGAACCAAGGTCAATTCGATGCGGTGACCTCAATCACCTTTAATGCCGGTTGCCCTCAGATGCAGAAATCAACGATGTATCGAATGCTGCGAGAAGGGAAGTTTACTGAAGCCTGCTATCAATTCCCTCGCTGGACATACGGTGGCGGGAAACAGCTCCCCGGACTGGTTGTTCGGCGCGAGAAGGAGAAGGCGTTATGTCTGGCAAATTAACGACTGCCCTTATCGCTGTAATGGCCGCCTTGCTGGTTGGTGTCGTGTACTACCACGGGCAGTCAGTTACTAAAGACGCCGCCATTACCACAGTTACTGGTGAGCGCGACGAGGCCCGGTTCATTCTCAGCAACCAGGTACGCATGGTTAACATCATCAACGATATCGCCAAGGCCAACGAGAATGACAAACAGAAAATTGCTCAGGCGGGTGAGGCTAGTGTTGTTTACATTCGAGAAACGATTAAAGGCGACGATTGTACTAATAAGCCTGTTCCTGCTGCCGCTGCTGACCTCCTGCGGAAGCACGCAAATCAAATACGTTCAGGTGCCACAGGTACCGATACCAACAAGCTTACTTTCTGACTGCATCCCTCCAGAGATACCCGAGATATTAACTTGGGGTAACAGCCTATTGCTGAATGACACTCTGCTGGCGGTGATAGAGCAGTGCAACGCAGACAAGGCGAGCATTCGGCAAATCGAACAATCACGCATTGAGAGCAAATAATGTCCTGGTATCCAGCTTGGCATATCAATTGGCAGAGATTCAGATACTGGCGTGAGCAGATAGGGTTTGAGTCAGCTTATTCCAAGTTAAAAACGGAGTGCCGACATGGCGAAAACATTGACGTGCAAAATCAGCATTAAGTGGTGGGTAATTCCATATCTGCACACTTTAAATATTTTCTGTTTCATCTTGGCAACCGAACCAAACATTGACGCCATTGGTAACTTCGTCGTGAAGCATGGCGTCAAGACAGAGATTGTTTAACCCCACTGGAGGTTGATCATTATCTTGGCGGCTCGGAAAGACGAGAAGTGGTGTAGCAACGCCGAGAGGAGTAGCAAAGCCGCGAATCAGAGTGGAAAGAAGTATTGAATCAAGTGATATATGGTTTTGTGGTTTTTACTTAAGAAAAATAATGCGATACCGACTACTGCAGTAATGTTCATTTCAATTTTGATGTTAATCATGGTTTGTCCCTCACGTTACGGGAGCAACATTGCTCCCAATTGTGAGTTGTATTAATTTTCACATATAAAACAGTTAGTTATATTTTCCACTAAAACCAAAAAAAACAGGGCTCAGTTTAACGACTGGGCCTTTTTTATACCCGCAATACCCCGCGCACCGAAAGCGCAATAACCCACCGAAGAACCTGTTTAGGAATGAAGCCTGTGGATCCCAGCATGACTGGCGAGTCTCTTCGGGCTGCTATCCATTTCGGCAGGCTTCATCTCTAAAAAGGTAATCGCCATGAACTATCCAACTGTCGTAAACGGATTTGATTTCCGTGAATTGGTATTCCTTTCTGGCACTGAGTCATCAACTGATACTTTCAAAGTTGCGAAGGTATTCGGCAAAGGCCACAAAGATGTAATGAGGAAAACTCGCAATGTCATTAAGGCCTGCTCCGCTGAGTTCGCAGAGCGCAATTTTACGCTTTGCCATGAAAACAATGAGTTACAGAACGGTAAGCCTCAGCCTTTTTATCGAATGACTCGTAACGGCTGGACAATGCTTGTTTTCAGCTTCACAGGAGCGGCAGCCTTTGCATTTAAAGAGGCATACATTGCAGCTTTTGATTGGATGGCTGACATGATCACCCAAGGGATACATAACCTTTGCGTTTAACCATGTCGAGCACTTCCTCGGTATGGTCTCTATCTTAGGGCTGCGCTATTGCGTGGCCTTTTTGCATTTAGCTCCCGTCAAAACAGTCAATCAGTGAAAACACCCTCACACTTTCGAATGACTACGGCGGGAGCTATTCCCTACACAACAGCATACGAACCCGACCAATGGCCGGGGATATATCCCCAACTGGGGGGTGGGTCATGAAGATGAACGATACCGGGCAATTACCTTATTGGTGGACAGCCTCACTTGCTTTGTTCTCCGCTCTTAGCTTGCAGGAATACATTTTTATAATCGGCGCGCTGATAAGTGCCTGGTTCACCATAAAGACGTATTACGCGAATCGAAGAGAGAAAGCCGCTCAGATTAAAGAGCAGCAGGACCGGACGCAGATACTAAAAGATTACTTGCAGGGCAAGCCTATTGGCAGTCACCCGGAAGCTATTCAGGTGGTCAATGAAGCGTTGCAGCAAATGGAGAGTGAGTGATGGCGACATTAAAGAGCGGTGGTGCTTAAGCTGCTTTAGTTGTTGGGTTTCCGTACAACAACCAAGATGGTTCACATTGAAGTGCGCTTGCGATTTCAAACAAGAAGCGAGGTCGTTTGGTTGCACCCGACTCAATTTGCTGAATTGATTGCTGCTTGATTCCGGCCTTTTCCGCCAGTTCAGCCTGCGTAAGATTCAGCTCTGAGCGCTTTTGTTTGAGGCGTTCCGATATAGTTTCCATATTGCCTCCTTGACAAAGTTTCTTGTATTTTACAGACAAGAAACCTTGTTTGTCAATTACAGCTTTTCTTGTGACTATTGGGAGGAAATTTATGAGGTGATTTATGGGTATTGCAGAAAGAGTTAAGGCTAGGCGCGATGAATTAGGTATGACGCAAAGTGAGTTGGCGCTTAAGGCAGGGACAACTCAGCAGTCTATTGTTAATTTAGAAAATGGCACAACAAAGCGCCCCAGAAATCTTCTGGAAATATCTAAGGCTTTAAATACTGATCCTGACTACTTAATGTTTGGCAAAGGTGTCGGCAATGTTTCATTTGCTGGCGTTCACACCCCTGGTGTGCGGTATCCCGTGATAAGTAAGGTACAAGCTGGTGCTTGGGCTGAGGCCGTTGAGGTTTACACGATCAGAGATATTGAATTGTGGCTGGAGTCTGATGCACACGTTCAAGGCGAAGCATTTTGGCTTGAGGTCGATGGGGATTCAATGACTGCTCCAGTTGGGCTAAGCGTACCAGAAGGAACGTTTGTTTTGTTTGATACTGGGCGCGAACCAGTTAACGGCAACCTTGTCATTGCTAAGTTAACAGATTCTAACGAAGTTACTTTTAAGAAGCTGGTTATTGATGGCGGGTTACGCTACCTAAAAGGGTTAAACCCAGCATGGCCTCTTGTGCCAATCAATGGGAATTGCAAAATCATTGGCGTTGCCGTCGAAACAAAGTTGCGATTGGTCTAATACCCTAACCCACTGCTAGCCCATAGCTTAAGGGGGCCATAATGAAAAAGCATGTAGTTCCCATCATTCTAGTTGTGGTGACTATCATGGGCTTTCTGTATGTCAACCACGTATCAGAGAAAATAGCGCAATGGGTTAGTAAGCTGTTTTCAGTCATCTTCTCTGCTAGCCCATAGAGGGGTGGATAAAGGTAGCCCTTCGAGTTTGCATGAGATGGCAGGAATTTATAACTAATAAATAATTAAATGGATTGATTATGACAAATGAAAAAGAAAGCGATAAAAGTAAAAAAACAAACAAACCAAAGCTAGTTAAACTAAGGGCCTTCACTATAGAAAATAGTGATTTAACTAAGAGCGTAAGCCCAGCAAAACAGTTACTTTTGTCAAAGCTAATGGATACGGCAACAGTTAAAGAAAGATGCATGATTCTTACCCCAGAGGATCCGAAAGAAGAGCAGGATTTGATTCCTCATTTTCAAACATCAGAAAATAGTCGCTCTGTATTTTGCACAATGGTTAGAATTGCACCCAGTGAAGGGGTTGAGAAAATCCCTGACCTGCTTTTTGAGAAACCATCATTTACCATGAGCGACCTGCAAAACGCAGAGATAGACACGTCAGTTGTATGTAAGAATCATTTTTACTTTTGTATGAATGATAAGTATTTAGTGACCAATCTTCCATTAAACAAAACAATATCGTCACTTCAAACCTACATATGCTGGTTAGCAGGGAATGAGCTAATTGAACTCACACCCATGATAGTGAGAGATAAACAAACTCAATTAAAAGATCTAAAAACAATATCGGTTAAAGATCCTACTCCCATACCAAAAGAATTAAGTGACGATAGCGATCAGACTAGCGCAGGAAACCACTTAGCGGTTAGTGAAGAGAAAAACACAAAAATAAAGCTCACCACCGCAGTTATGGACGCAATCAAAAGAGCGGTCCCTGCATTAACAAACCTTAAAGAAATAATTGATAATCAAATTGTTTCTGCTGAGTTACTGATCAAGTTTAGTAAGCCAAGGAGCATGGATGAAGAAGACTATGCTAGAATACTTGGAGCAACTTTAAAGCCTGTAAGTGATTTAGATAACATAGTGTTTAGAAGAAGTGACGGCAGAGCTGACATTAAAGGTAAAGACCTACTAAAAGTGAAAAACGTAACCATTGAGGTTACCGAGTCTGGAAAGCTTGTTGAGCAAAGAGTTTTTCAGGAAATGAGCAAGTATCTTATTGAGATTGAAAGTGAAAAGGCAAATAGTTAGTTTTTTAATAGTAACTATACTTACATTAGGCTTCCCATCATTTGTAACGTGGAGGCCAGATAGCTTTTTGCTTTCAACCTTGTATACAGTTTGTGGGATTATGTTTTCTATCGGGTTAGGGCTGATAGTTACCTTTAACATGTCCGGGGTAAAAAATCAGAACTACATCAAAGTTATAAGAAACAACCTTCAAGATATAAGAGATTCATTTTTAAAGTATTTTACTATTTCCACTGCCTGCTTGGTGCTTAGCGAGTATTTGGGTTCATATGAATTCCCATTTGAGTTAAAGGGAATCGCTTTTAAATTTTCGCCATCAATACTATTTTTCTTACTAATTATTTATTCAATCATTTTCTTCATCATTAATTTCTTGGCCGTCCAGAAGTTGGGTCATGATATTTTTGATAAAATAAATCAAGAAAATAATACCTAACCCGGCCCCGCTGCCGGGTTTTTTGTGCCTGTAATCTGACTATCTCACCACCCTACCCGCTTTAAACACAACTCATCTCACACTTTTCACGCCTGATAGCCGGTGCGAAGGGTCGCGTCTGAATTATTTTTGAATTAAATTCACTTTAAAATCAAAGAAATATTGTAATCACAACAAAATAAACAATATATCTTGTTTACAGCCATACAAGGTTTCTTGTATTCTCTTTCCATCGAAACGAAATCTCGATGCGGCAGACAGGAACTACTCGCCGCGCCAGTCAGGACGACAGGCTGCTCATTAACAAAGCGGGGAACGAAAGCAGAGATGCTCATCAATCCTCGTGACGGATTTCTCCCGGATAGTCTGGGAGACCAAAGAGAAGTTGGCTTTGGGATGTGGTGAATGCGCAGGCTGATGCGCAACATTGTAACGGGTGTGAATGGGTGAGGCACGAGTCTGTGTTGGAAGACAAGCTGCGTAAATAGCTGGAAGACAGGGTTACCCAATAAATTCAGTGAAAATCATGACGCGTATCCCTCTCTAAGAGGTGGCAGCTAACACTGAACATAGTTCAAGCCGGATATCAGCACCGGCCACCACATCACCAAAGCCAATCACCGGAGGTAATCATGGTAGCGATCACAATCAAACCAGCTAAAGAGAATTCAAAGACACGCAAATTTAAGCGTACAGGTGAATTCTTCGCGGCGAAGGATGCCAACCGAGTGCTGGCAAGCCGAATTGAAGCAGCGTTCACAAAGCTCTCTGAGGGCTGCACATCGCGGGTATACAAAGCAACGATGCCGGTACCGGTTCGCTGCACAGAGCAGCCAAGCGCGGACAACATATGTTTGCCTGAAGTAGCTAAGTTTGCAGCAGGCTTCCGTAAGTCAGAATCATTAACAGCGAGATAAATACCATGCCAATGTCATTCCCTGATTTAGAAAGTCTGAAGCGTCGCGCAAAAATGCGAAATTTCCGCCAGCCGTTAGAAAACGAAACAGAAGAAGTGTACCGCGAGAAGTTTGCTGATTTTATGGTGAACATTGACCGTGTTGAATCTGGTGAGATTCGTTCAAAGTTGGGGTGGGATATTCTCCAGCTAGACCCAGCCACTGCTTTGAAAATGATGGGAATCGATATTTCTGGACTCGCAGATTAACGTTCGCAAAGAAGCCCACCACATAGTTAAGGGGTAAGAGATGAAAGAGGTAATTGAAGAAATAAAGGCTGCGTACGTTGCGTCTGGGCGAGCGTTCTCGCATGACCCAATGCCGTTTGATGATCGCATGGAAGCAATGAACAAGTGGTGGGCAGCAGTGACGCCAGAATGGGAAAAAGTCGGCGGCAGTAAGGAAAATGCGCGTCGATGGCAATACGGCTTGGAGGCTTGCATTGAAGAGGGCTGGAATAGATAACTTTCGCTTTCATGACCTTCGCCATACCTGGGCCAGCTGGTTAGTACAGGCGGGTGTTCCACTGACAGTTTTGCAAGAGATGGGCGGGTGGGAATCAATTGAAATGGTACAGAGGTATGCACACCTCGCGCCACGTCATTTAAGTGCCCACGCCAAGCAAATTGATAGCATTTTTGAGGGTCATGTCCCAAATTCGTCCCACTCGGATAATTTGGAATTACTAAAAGTCGTGTAAGTCGTTGATTTTACATGGTACGCCCTACAGGGCTCGAACCTGTGACCTACGGCTTAGAAGGCCGTTGCTCTATCCAACTGAGCTAAGGGCGCATTTGATATTTACCGCAGCATAGAACGCTGCCGGTAGTCAGTTGCGGGTTGGATTATACGGGCAGTCGCTTTTGAGTCAATGGGTTTTCGCCTTATGGTTTATCAACTGGCTATTTAATCGTTAATTAATCGTTATTATACGCCTGACAGCACGCCCCGCTTCTGACAAAATAGGCGGATTCCCGCTTTTTTAATTGATGGACCCTTCCACTGATGTCAGCGAAAATTATAGATGGTAAAACGATTGCGCAGCAGGTACGAAACGAAGTAGCTGCGTTGGTACAGAAACGTTTAGCTGCGGGTAAACGTGCTCCCGGCCTTGCTGTTGTGTTGGTAGGTGAAAATCCAGCTTCACAAATTTATGTCGCCAGTAAACGTAAGGCATGCGAAGAAGTGGGTTTTGTTTCCCGTTCTTATGACCTGCCGATGACCACCACGGAAGCCGAGCTGTTAGCCTTAATTGATTCACTGAATAATGATAGTGAAATCGATGGGATTCTGGTGCAACTGCCACTGCCCGCGGGGATTGATAATGTCAAAGTCCTGGAACACATTCATCCAGATAAAGACGTCGATGGTTTCCATCCTTACAACGTGGGTCGCTTGTGTCAGCGCGCACCTAAACTGCGCCCTTGCACCCCACGCGGTATAGTGACACTGCTGGAGCGTTACGACATCCCGACTTACGGCCTGAACGCTGTCGTCGTGGGAGCATCCAATATTGTTGGTCGCCCGATGAGCCTTGAGTTATTGCTGGCTGGCTGCACCACTACCGTCACGCATCGTTTCACTAAAAATCTGCGCCAGCATGTCGAAAATGCGGATTTATTGGTGGTCGCCGTCGGTAAACCCGGTTTTATTCCCGGTGAGTGGATTAAACCCGGCGCAATCGTGATTGATGTCGGCATTAACCGCCTTGAAAGTGGTAAAGTAGTCGGCGATGTAGAATTTGATGTCGCTGTTAAGCGTGCGGGTTGGATTACACCGGTTCCCGGTGGCGTCGGGCCGATGACCGTTGCAACACTGATACAAAATACCTTGCAAGCCTGCGAGGAATATCATGACATCAACGAAAATAGAGTGAAAGGACAGTAA